CTCGGAGGCCGAAGCCTCCGAACTCAGAATCTGATCTGATTAGCAATAGACAACCGCGCCGACGTTCTGATCCGTTGCGTTCGGATCAAAGTCTGTGCCGTTGTAAAGAACTGCGATAGCTGATCCGTACGTACCTACCGAGCCGTTGCCCGCAGTTGCGACGAGATCAATGTAGCGCTTCTTGCCTTGGAGGCTTACGTGAAACGCATATACCTTGTTATCGTCAGTAGCTGACGGGAGCGCCGGGTTACCAGTCGCACCGAATACAGTCGCACTGATGTCAGCCGCGCCGCTCATACCTGAGTCGTCGCTTTGCTGCAACTTGAGAGCGCCCATCGCAATATCAGTCGCGCCGAGTGAGAAGATGACGGCGAGCTTACCAAAGCCCGCAGTGTCGATCGCAGTCGTAGCGAAATCTGCGTTGTCAACGATAGCCGCAGGCGGCGTCACGTTTACGAACTTAACGTTCTGGAGTGAGTTCATAGTCTGGGGTCCTTATGAGTTCTGTGAAACAAAAGCGATGATAGGACCGGCGACGCGTGACGATGCTGTAGCGTTGTAGTTTCCTACGTCATGCACTGCGATATCGACGTACTCAGCTGCCTTCACATAGATCGTGTCGTTCTGGAAACCAAGCGATGTGTCAGTCTTGATAGACGTCGACATGCGGTCGCCCATCGACGCGGCTTGTGCGAGGTTACCGAAGTAGCCGAATACCTGCGAGTTTGCATCTGTGCTCGGCATAACGTCGACGATCTCCACAGGGAAGCCGAGGAAGCGCATGCCGAATGAGCCTGCGATCTCAGCTGCAGTAACACCACCCGCACCGAGTGCGAGGCGCTCACCGCTTGCCGAGAATGCTGTCTTATTGAAGTACCACTTCGCGTTTGGACGTGCGTATGTTGGAAGCTTAGAAGCGCCTGTGATGAAGTCGCTCAGAGTAGCCTCAGAGAACAGGTTACCGCTGATGACCTGAGCGCCGCCGAGCTTTGCCTTGTCAGCGTCTGTTGTCCATGTACCGCCGCCCGCTTCGAGTACGCTCTGGAACTTCTTAGCAAGGCCAAGGATACCACCGTACGAAGATGTGCCGTCACCGTTAAATCCGGCTTCGTCTTCCTTCTTTGCGAACTGACGAGCGACCGAATCTGCGAAACGCTGGCCGAGGTTCACTGTCGCGTTCATGTTCAGTTCTTCGCTAATCACTGCGAGCGCTGTGAGCTTCTTCGCTGTGAGCACTACCGAACCGAACGTCATGTCCGATGCTGTGTAGTTTGTAGCTTCCGAACCCCAGTAAGCAGTGATATCGTCGTTCGTGCGGAAGATGCGGATCGTCTCAGATCCCATCGGCTCAACGCGAGCATTGCGACGGAATACGCCGTATGTCTCCTTGAGGTCAATGATATACGACGATGTCTCTTCAGGTACGAAGAGACCGCCGGTCGCATCTTGGTTCTGCGTGTGCGTCTTGTACTCGACGCCCGTGACGTCTGAGTACTTCTGACGTGCGTTCTCGTTCGAGAGACCCGCTACGAAGAGACCAGTAACGTACGACTTGTAGTCAGCTTCGTTCATCTTCGCCTTAGCTGATGACTCGCCGACCTTTACTGTCGATGTTGACGGGAGCTCGTTGACTGCCGTCTTCACTTCTGCGATGCGCTTCGCGTTCTTTGCCTTGATAGCCTCGAACGACTTCGCCTCGTTGACTTGATTTGTGAGATTGTCGATCTCGTTGTTCAGCTCTGTAGCCTTCGCAACATCTTCGGCCGTAGGCTCTGCGATGTTAGTGAGGACTTCCAGCTCTGTAGACTTGACGCGAATCGCGTCTGTCAACTGTTGGATTGTCATTGGTTGTCCTTTTGACGTGAGTTGTGAAGAGCTCGCAGACGTTGCATCTCCATCTGAGCGCGTGCGCTCTTAGGCTTTGCACTGTCGATGAGCTCCTTAATTGATGAGGTCGCATTCTGCAGAGCATCGACGAGAGATGAGAGACGTGCCACGTTTGCCGACGAAAGCGTGCGTCCTTCTTTCTCGCGAATCTGTGCGCGTTCGTTCAACCTCGCGACAAGACGAACGACCTCAGCTCCGACGTCGTCGATATCTTGCGTGAGTCCCTTAGCGCTTACGATTGCAGTTTGCGGATTAGCTCCAAACAAAACGGGCGACCACTCGAAGAGCGTGCCCTTGACGAGTTCGCGTGCGCCGTCCGGCGCGATGCGGTCTTCCTGCACTGAGTAGCCAATGCTAAACTCGTCGATGATACCTTCCTTGATATCAGAGAACGCCTCGCGTCCGCGCTGCGTGTTCTGGTTGAACTTCGCTTTCACGTACAAACCGCCGAGACCTTTCAAGCCGTCAGGCAATAGCGGATCATTCGGATAGAGTTCGCGGGCTTCTAACGTCTTAGCGACGGGTGCGTTCCAGTCGTGCATCCACACGCCCTTAGGCATTTTGCCTTTTAGCGATTGCTCGAAGAAACCCGGGAGCACGCGGTCGCCCACGCTGTCGACGTTGTTGAATACGGAAACGACCGCCTCGAGGATTCCCTCGTCAGCGTTCACGGCCTTGATATGACAGGAATGTAACGACTTGGTCAGTTGCATTCGATTACCTTCGTAAGAGTTGACGCAAGTTGGCGAACGCGTTCGTATAGTTTTGCACCATCTTACCCGCCCTGCGTCACTCTGTCGTAGTCGATTTTGCGTCGTGCCCGTGTTATGCATCGGCAGTTTACAGCGTTCTTTGCTGAGAGCCCCGGACCGGCCGGATATTCCGTCTCCTCGCCGCCGACCGTGAACAGTCCGCTCGTTACGTTCTCCCACTGTCCATTTGCTCCGGCGTGAGCATCGCGCGCACCCGGGAACGAGATCCACTGTCTCACGATCTTACGATCGGGATCGGACTCGCGGTCGCTCGCCGTCTTCCAGACTGCGCTCTGCGTTTTACCTGTCGTCGCCGTCGCCGTTGTTCGGCCGATCGCGTTAGCACGTGCGACGCTAATCTCGTCGAACTTCTTACGCAGCAATGCCGCGATCTCGTCAGCTGACAGGCCGCCGGACTGATTTAGGATATAGCGCACATCGTCGCGGATCGTGCCGATCGAGTCCGCGATCTTTTGACTGGACTCGTCGATACCCTCACGCCGTGCCTTGCCGTACTCGCCGTCCTCAGCGTCAACATCTTTTGCAGCCGCTGCGATCATCTCTTCGACGAGACCTTTGCGGTCGTCCTCAGTCGCAGCTAAGAAACGCGCCGTCCAGTCTTCGACGTCAAACGGGTCGCCCTCCTGTTTCGTCATGACTGCGCCGTGCGCCTTGATACCCCCGAGGATCTCACGTTCGAGGTTGCGGACTTCCTTACCGTACGACACCGCGATACGCTTCGCCCACTTTTCCGAGATGTCATCTACAGCCTTGAAGTACGTCTCGTCGTCTAACTCATCAGATCGAAAGCTCGCGGACGAATCCGCGCCTCCCTTCGTCTGCACGCTCGTATCACGTGAGGCCGTTTGCATATCGTCGTCGTTGTTGTCCGTGTCGTTATCGTCGACTTCGTTAGCACCCGAAGCCGTAACCGCGTCCAGTCCAAAGGTTTCGCGCGCCTCGTTCAACGTCATGACGCCCACTTGGTACGCCTGCAATGCCGTAGCCCGCTGCGATTCTGCCGACGGCTTCAGAGCTTCTACCGTGCTCAGGTCGAAACCTACCTCGACGCCAAAGTCAGGGATCGCGAGTTGTTCGTTGATCTGATCCGCGATCATGTTCCACAGTGGCACGCGTACCATGTCCGTAAAGTCCTTCGACGCCTGCTCCGCATTCGAGTACGTTGACGACATGATACCAGCGTATGTGTACGCGATAATCGGATGCACTCGGAACACGCCGCAGATCCGCGCCTCGTATTGACTGAACGTCGACTCCATACCGAGTTCGTTGTAATCGAGTGCCAAACGTTCGACGCTCTTAACTCCCCACATATGACCGACCGACCCGCGGCGCTCGCCGCCGTACTTACGCTTGAACGAACGCTCGGCGAGTGACACCTGATCCGGCGACATTTCCTCGTCGTAGATTACCAGCGTCTTAGGCATCGCGTCATTTTTGTGGATGCTGAAGATCGTCCCGCTCGCCTCGTTGTAAGATTCAATCGTCGTCGATGCGAGTACAATCGGAGAGCCACCGGCATAGCTAATAGCAGGATCAACCCAAAAGCCGCGGATGTGAACGACGTCATCTTTCGGGATCTCCCACGTGGTCGAACCGTTGTTGTAGTGATAGGCGCGGATGTTCCCGTACTCGTCTAGCACCGGCGCGAAGTTAGCGTCGGAGTAAGGCTTGAGATCGATGACCGCGCCCGCAGCGTTGCGGCGCTTGTGGTAGTAGACGTTCCCACCGATACAGAGATACGTCATAGCTGTGGCCATGCTAAGACGCCACGACGAACCAGCGAAGAGAACCGAAACCGGGTGATTATAGACGAACCCCTCACCATCACGTACGGCGAGGTACGCCTCTGGCATCGTGAGCGAGTACGCCATCGTGCACCCCTGCGCGACTGGGTTCTCTTTCCACAGTCGGTAAGCCTGTGCAAAGTTCGTCACCGGCGTAAACGAGTGTTTTGTGTAGGCTAACGTAGCAAGCCCCGGCAGTTCGCCGCGCTCGGAGAGCTGCAGCTGTTTCTCGTTCGTTCTGAAGATACGGTCGAAGATGCCCATGTGATATTCTGTTAAGTGAATAGAACGCCCGCGCCTTGATTCTTAACGGCTGCGAGCTCGGCATAGACGAGCGCGTCTACCATATCGTCGTGGTCCGAGATCGGAAACGATAGGAGCTCACGCTCGAAGTGAGGATCTAAGTTTGTAACGTGAGTGACGAGAAGCTGCTCATAGCGTGCGAGTACCGCATGAAAGCGCGTGACCTTGTCGCGGTCCGGCTTGATAGCCTTCACAGGTAGCGACGTCTTACGGAGTAGCTCTTGGACTACGGCGACTTGATACTGCACGGCTTCGATGTTGATACGCTGCGGCTTCCACTTTGCGGCGTACTGTTTCACAGTGTCGACGACTTCGTGAAAGCTGACCTTACCGCGCCACACGTCAACGACGTAACGGCGTCCCGATTCGGGATCGTAACCGACGACGACGATAGCTGTATAATCTGCGGTCTCAGATTTCGAGATAGCAAGATCCACCCCCATACCATAGCGCAGCCCAGACGGCACGCGGTCGCTCGGAACGTGAGTTAGGTGTTCACGCTTGACCAAAGCCCCCTGCACGTCGATGAACTCGGCGAGGAACTCTTGTTGGAATACCAGACTCGGCAGTTCGTTGCGTGCCGCTTCGACTTCCGTCGCGTCGATGTAAGGATTCGCAACCGTTGGCATCTGCCAATACGACCAGGTCTCATCGGTCACCGCGCGTTCTGACAAGGTATGGAAGTAGTTCCGTCCCTTTGGCGTCGAGAAGAACCACGCGTCGCCCTTGTAGTCTGCAAGCGTTGGACGTATGGCCATCGTCCACGCCTCCTCGAGGTTCGTCACCATCGCGGCCTCATCGATCACGACGCGTCGGTACTTACGACCACGAACGGCGTCGTAGTTATCGAGAGACCAGAAGTCGAGCTGACCTCCGTTGATGTACGTGATACGCTTCTCGCTCTCGTTCGTGTCTGCGATCACCGCGGCGAAATCTTTCTTGACCGTACGCCACACGTCCATCAACATCTTATAAGTCGGCGCGAAGTAGGCAGCCGGATCTCCCGTCGTGATACACTCAGCAAGCGCAGCCTCTGCGAGTACTGTCTTGCCCCATCGGCGTCCGCAGTTCACGACGTTAAAACGGCGTCTGTTATTCCAGACCCGCAGCTGTGCGTCGTGTAACTCTATGTCAAGAGTGACCCGGCTCATCGTCTTCTTCCGTACGACGAGCACCGCCGATCTTAACTGTGAGTTCCTGCGTCTGAGTTACCTTCGACTCTACCTCGCTACGGTCTCGCCATCCGAGAACGTTCTTAGCAATGAAGATAGCGACCGAGCCGTTACCCTTCTCGATCCCACCGTAGGCGTGAGCGTCGAGGAGTTGAGAGATACGCGACTTGCAAGCCAGGCGAATTCTTTTGACCGCGTCGGAAAATTCCGGGTGCAATGATTCCCAATCGCGGATCGTATCGTCGTGGATTCCGAGATGCGTCGCGAGTTGTTCGATGTACATCCCGGCCCGCTCTGCTTCGTCGAGCTTAGGCTTCAGTGCGTCGAAGTCGTATTTCGTTGGGCGTCCTGCTGGCATGTTGCAACCTTACCACATGTACACGTATAGTTTTGCACCAACTGCAGATACGGCTCTTGTCTCATGACCCGGACGATATCCCTTACGTCAGGGAAGAGAACGATCTGATCTTCGACGGCTTCGACCGCGCGCATCACGGGTTGTCGTTCCCTGTTGAACTCCCGCGCTATCGATGAGTAATCCCATGCGAACCGCTCATGTAAGACGAACCAGACCAGATGGCGTGCAAGCGCCGGACGTCTGCGGTGTGACCGTCCGTATATCTCCGCGACGTGAACGCCTATCAGCGCCGCGGCATGGTGTGCTATGACCTGCGCTATCATGGTAACCTCAGCACGGCGAGTGCATCCTCTGGACTTGTCACGACGTGGTAGGGCACGCCGTAGCGATTGCAGCATTCGGCAAAGCGTACCTGCGTTTCCGACGGCTTACCTCCGGGGCGCTTGACTTCCAACATCCAGACGCGCCCGCGTTTGTAGACGGCGAGGTCGGCATGTCCTGACGTCGCGTTAATGTTGACGACACGATAGGCGCTAAGGCGGCTCCCGTGCGCTGTGAGCGATGTTGACGAGTTAACCCTTATCACCATATACCCCGCGGCTTCTAAGGCCTTAGAAATCGCGGTCTGGATCTCGTGCTCCTTTGGCGGTGGTCCCTCGCCTGCGCGCTTCTTCTTTGCACGGTCACGGGATGCGGCCTCTTTGTCGAGATGCTCTTTCCATTTGCGAGCTTCAAGCTCTGCGAACTCTTCGTCGATGTCCTTCACACTGACTCCTCGAATGTTATTGAGTGATGAGCTGACCATCTGCCGTCGGGATGTTCGATCCATGTCCACTCTATTACGTTGGACGGGTACATTAGTGCAATAA